TTTTTTTTTTTATTTTTTTTTTTTTTTTTTTTTTTTTTTTTTTTTTTTTTAAATTTTTAAATTTTTAAGTTAAAATATATACAAAAAATCTGGGACGAGGTTTAGTTTAAAAGTCAACTTTGCTATTATAATCCAACGCAGCTCTGAGTGATGATTCGCTAAAATTTTGATACTGCTTTTGTTGGTATTTTAATGGAGCTATTGTTCTAGGGGCTTCTTCTTCCACGGCTTCAAGCATTACCATTTCACTATCTAGTTTAGTGTTGAATGATGCGATTGATCTAGCATGTGTGTCTCTAATGGCTTGAGCGGGGGCTTTGACGTTAAAAGCTTTTCTCCAAATGACTGGTGGGTATGTATCATCTCTGCATAGTTGTTCCATTCCTTGAAGCAAACTACCCGTTTTTGGTGTTAACTCGAAATTGTAATTCATTTCTACTTCGATGGCAGATGATGGTTCCAGTCCGATACCTATTACTACTATGAAGTTATCAAAAGTAGGTTGATAGTTTAAAACATCTTTAAAGTCTAAGCATGTTATATCCTGAGGTATCCAGATGCATCGTGCACATTCGTTGTTTTCAACTTTGGCATAATCGTATTTTCCTCCTAAAAGATTGTCGATGGCTGGTAAAGTACAGAAGTTAGCTTCATCTTGTTGAGCATTGATTTGGACAATTCCAGAATAATAACCATTGACCAATGCTATATGTATGTCTCCTCTTCTATTTAAATTTGAGGATAAACTTCTGACCAAAATAGAAGCGCTGACTAGTCTAACTTGTCTTGCAGTTCCTTCAGGTACAGAAAAAGGAGCAGTGGCTTGTTGTCTTACTAAATCAGCTACGGCAGGGGCTGTTGAACCGTCGTATCCTACAGCAGTACAAAGGCGTAATGGAATCATGTTATTTACAGAACCATTGAATGAATTCTCATGAAATTGATTCTCAGGTGTGAAAGTCATACAGAAATTTCCACCAGCATTAGTTGTATATCTTTGAATAATCCTTCTGTGAATGGGTACAACTTGGGTGGCTGTGCCTGGAATCATTGCTGCTGTGCTTCTCTCAGGGAATAATAAGGTATCTAAGTATGCGAAACCTGGTCTAATTACAGCCTGAAATTTTGTTTTCTTGACTGTAGCGCATTTATTTCTGTTTCGCTTTTTATTTTTATTCTTATTCTTTTTCTTGTTATTGATTTTCTTAAAGTTGATCTTTTTATTTTTAATTTGTTTTGATTGTTGTTGATTCATTTTAAATAATGTAAAGTTTTTGTTTAATGAATCAATGAGTAACGTGACAACCTCGATGAGGTATTTTAACTTTAACTTCCAACGTGGGTTGATAGGTTAAAACCAGTCCACCTCTTAGTTGGTTGAAAAACGAACGGCTATATACTGTTGAGTCCTATTTGGCTGACTATATCCTTAAGAAGGTTGTGAAGTCAGTGGCACCCTAACTCGATTGTAGGGAATCGATGCCATATTAACAACAGCAAGCAAGTTCGCACTAATAATAATTAATTAATTTATTATTTTATTTTCCTGCGTGGACAGATACACAAAGGAGTCTATCTCATAACAGGTTTAAGTTTTTATAATAATATTAAAATTTATTATTTTTAGTTTTTATTTTATTTTATTTAATAATTTAAAAATTTTAAAACAAGCTAAGGCGTTAACTCTTAATAACGGATGTCCATTGTTTACCAGTTGAGTTTAAAGGATTCCGGACAATGGAAGTATTTAGTAGCATCCAATTGTGGTTTCAATTCTTTTCCTAGTTTTGAAATTACTGTGTGTTCTAAAGTAGCGTCCATTGGATCTACTGTATCAAGATATTGTTCGAAGTCATCAATTTCCTCGCGGGTGATACCGTGTCTCTCTAACAATGTGTCACAATATGCTTGATAGTCTTGGGGCTCGTTGGCAGCAACTCTTAATTGATTGTGATTTCCCAAGATGGTATTCTTGAACTTATTTTCGAAAGTCTTAATAGCTCTGGTTATGTGTTCTTCGCTAACTCTACGAATACCATAAATGTTAAGGATTTGGTCTCTAATTATTTTTGAAACAGACTCATTATTTATTTTTTCATTGAAAAGATTCTTGATATTCCATCTTTCCACAAATTCTTTCTCACCTTGAGTTAGTTCTATTGATTGATATATATGGCTATCCATGAATTCTGAATTGCTTTCTGAGTAATGTGCGACTCTGTGCATTGATGAGGTAACGATGCTTATTTTACTGGAGTCATAGCCGTGTCTCATTTTCCATTCAGCCAGTTTTTGGAAGATAGGCAAACCTTTGGCCCATTTCATTTCGGCTTGACCAGTAGCATACATATACTCTCCTGGTGTTAGTGAATCACTCTTTGACATATAAGCAAAAGTAAGTAGGTATCTTTCTGGTATTCTCAAAACTCTGTAATAAGTGTCTCCGTTTCTAGTTGTTTTAAAGGTGCTGGTTGAGCAAAAGTCACCTTGTTCGATTTTTCCTACTTTTAAAAATTTTAACACTTGTCCTAAACCATGTACAATTTTCCCTTTGTTTAGAGTGAACACTTGTGCATATGCTTTTAATATTTTGACTTTATTTTTGATAAATACACTTTTAGATATGTACAGTGAGTTATCGTCTCCAGCCACTCTTGTTACGAAATCTGAAGCTTTTATTTCAGCAAGATGAGCAACAAATTCTATGTAGCACCACATTCTTATTGTGTTGGCTAAAGTTGTGTCCATGTCTCCAGAATGTGTGGTTCCATCATGTGTTAGTGTCACAAGATTTTTCATTTTACCATTTTCACATTTTTTAGTTTCGATTACAGCATGATGGTCAAGTAAAGCGGCTCTAATAGCATATGGTGGTATTGCGTAACCTAAAGCATTTAATTTTGCTACCTCTGAAGTCTCAATTTTATTGCAAACTTTCTTGTATAAATAGTCGTCAACTAAATTCTTTACTGGTAGCTTTTGGCACGAGTCAAAGGCACTGCCGTCTCCATCAAGTTTTACGCAGTCCTCTCCTAATTTTCTAG